TTCGACCGGAACTTCTCTAACTGATAAAAGCCCGTTATTCTTCGTTTGCTTGCGTAATTCTTCAACCATTCTACCTATCCCCTTTTCGTTAATTTAGCGTTAATAAAAACGCAGCGCTCGTAAGCTAGCTGCGTCTGATTCGTAATAAAGGCCGGTGCTGTCTATGACGCACCAGCTTACGTGCGCTATTTAACGTCGCGAACTACGACGGCATTTTGAAAGCCCGAAGCCTTCCGGAATCAGCGTTCCATAAATACTTCCGCTTTTACGTTACGGGAAACGGCGTGATTTTATTTAACGTCGGCTAACACGCTTGCGACATCTAATTATGTCCACATTACCGATTATTGCCTCAATATATAGGACAGACAATTCGCGCATTACTTGAACTTTGCCCGTCTTTTCCGCCCCATTTCGCGATCAATACGTGCATTCTCCGAAGGCGACCGCTTTCTTCGCGTAGGCGTCCGCATATCTACGCCATTAGCAGCGATAGTTTCCGGTACGCCCCTCGCAGTAAGTCCCTTATAATAGTCGAGTTCTTCGCGCTCACTCTGAATGTGGTACTCGTTATTTTGCGACTTCCACGGCGTATCGTCCGTCAGCTCATCCTGTAATAACAACGTAGCCATCCGGTCGAGTAACGTATGCGGTGGCATCCTACCGTGTTCGGCGAAGTATTGCTCGGTGACAGCCGTAACGAACGCCATTCTATCGGCACGGCTCGTTTTATTACGTTTATATTGCGTGAATTGGTCGTTTATTGCGTTGTGTACGTATTCGTTCGTTATCGTCATACGGCGCTTTCCTCCGTTTCTATAAAGTCATTAACGCTCAATTCTCCGCTCTTCCACGCCCACATTTCGTACACTTCGTCGATATTGTTCGCAGCCTCACGGATGGCGTGCGACACATTCGTAAAGTCGACACCCATAATCTCCGCCGCCTTCTTCTGCGTCAAATCCTCGCCATATACGAGATTGATCGCCTCCGCCTGCCTTTGCGTCAATTTCGCAAGGCTGACCGCTCGCTCGAAGTCGATAAGCGTATCACTGGCGTCTAGATCTCCGACATAGCGGCGTTCTTTTAATGCGTGATATTGCGATAGGATTGCTTTTGCCGTGCTTTTGCGTTTAATTTGCGTCATTTTCCGTATCCTCCGTTCGTTTTACGTTTCTATAATTGTCGTAGCAAATCGATAGCCTTCCGATATTGAACGCCCATCCAAGCGGTACACGCTCGAAACCAATAGGTTTATATTCGCCTTTATCCCATTCACAACGCTGTATTGATAAGTATTTCGGATATAGCGCCGAACCCCACGAAATTGTCATACATCCGCCTCCCTTTCCGCTTCTAATACGTCTAAATACTCGTCTAATTCCGGATGCTTAACGCCACACATCGCATATACCGCAAATGTAAAATCGCTCACCGCGCCCCTCTCCGGCTTGCTCTCCCTAAATGCAGGCAAGTTCCACCATTCCGCCGGGCTTTCGATAAGTGGCTCGTAGTCGATTGAGTCCTCCCACTTGACCGCTAAATAGTCCGCTAACTCTTGCGTTCTAGGTAGCACGTTTATACTGCTAAACTGCATATGATCGTCGTTATCGTTTTGAATAAAGAACGCGCCATAAGCCTTGCGAGATAGTACGTCACAGTGAACGACAACGGCGTTCATACCTCGCATAGCAAGATTAAATACTAGGAACGGTATGGCGCGCTCGCTCAACTCCTCGCAGTGGTAAAAATACCATGACGGTAAATAGTCGAAAGGAGAGTGCTGCATACGGTCTTTATTCCACGCCGCAATTGTCATCGAACCTGTACCGGCACACGGTTCGTAGAAAGAACCGCCAGTATCTCCGACTAGCTTGCGCGCTAGTTCCGATACACTTCGCGGAGTAAAGTCTTGTTTCTTCGTCTTTCTATCCGCGTGTTCGTCTTGGAAATAGTCGCGGAAACAATCGTCGTCCACTTTATAATTTACTGCCTCCAATACGTCTCGCATAAGTTGCTCGCGTTTAGGACGGTCATACAGCGTTTTCAATAGCGCGCTCGGCGCTTGATAGCTTTCTGTAATACCTAATAGCTCGTTGAATGCTTGTGGACTGATTTGTGTCATAGAAAACGCTCCTTTCGTTTGCTTTTTATTGCGTTTACGTTATACTTGCGTTATAATACGCATAAGAATTGTTATATCGGAGGTGCTAAATAATGACGAAATTCTATACGCTAGATGAATTAATGCCGAAACTGGACGCCACTGCGCGTGCTTATGCCGAAACAGTGGCGGACATATACGTAGTAGGCATCGAATATAAGAACGAACTATTCCCGATGTATACCGTCGAGTTGCCTGCGGAAGCTGACGCATTGGTAGCGGAGATTAACCGCACGCTCGACTATAAATTCGCCACTGTGCCGGCTATTGACGAGGACGAGGCGTCATTGCTCGAAGGTTTTACGTTCGTGCCGAACAAAGGCATGGCGAACATATACGTAGGCAAGCGCAACCGCCTCTACCTCAAAGGCGATATTATGACGCAGCTTAACATTAAGCCACGCACGCGCATTTTGATTGCGTTCAATCCGGCGGAAAAGGCGTTCGCCATCGTAAAGCCGGACTCGCCTGCGGTAACGAACGAAATGCGTACCGCCGGCTATTTCGTGAGCGGACGCAAGGACGTCACGGCTGCGAAGTTATTCCGCGAGTTTAACCTCGATCAATACGAAGGCGAAACGTTCTTTGCGGATACTGCGAGTTTGAGTGGAAACGTTGTTATTTTCCGCCGTTAGGCTTATCTTTCGCTGATAGGCTTTTGCGTTATAGATACGTCGATAAACGTTCGCCTATCTCAACGGACAATTCCGAAGGATAGGCTTTATTTCTATTCGATTGTATTGCGTTCGTTTTGCGTTAATCTTTCAATAGCAAACGATATATATTTTTCGGCTTTTTTGATGTCCTCCGTCGGCTCTGCGTGCTTATGCGGAGCTCTTGCGAGGTATTTAAGCGCATTGCCTACGCAGTAAGCAACGTAGCCGTCCGAGTAGCCTTGCGTAATTTCTTCGATAACCTCAATCGTTTCGAATCGCCCTTGCGTGTAATGATTCGGATGATTTACGGCGTCCTCTTTCGGCCCTCTACACGTGTGAACGCCGGTCTTTCCGCAATGTTTACATGTTGGCGCATCCTCTTCGCCAGCTTTACGGAATACTTCATACTCGTCTGCAAATACGAAGCCTTCCGCGCCGCCTTCGCCTTCAATGACTATTTGATCGTAATGCGACGCATCGAGCGAAATAACCTCGTAAATGCCTCCGAGCTTATACGCATCAACTCCGTCACGCACTTTTGTAATGCGGATTAGGTCGCCTACTTGCGCTGCGTGCGCTTGCTTGCGGTGAATTTCGTATTCGTCATCGTATAAAATGCATCTGTCTGATGTAACGGTTACATCTTTCTCGTCCCCGTAAACGTCAACGTCCGCAACTTCGAGAATATCTCCGATTTTATACCCTCCGTAAGCATGTTCTACGTACTTAACAATGCGTATTAAATCGCCCTTTTGCGCTTTTGCCATCGTTAAATTCCTCCTATTCGATAATTTCGACTTTCACCTGTTGCCGCCCTAATTCGTAAGCACGCGCCCTTGTTTCGACTAGAATATCGAGTCTGCGTCCTTTTATGGCTCCGCCACGATCTGCTACTATTCCGTCAAATACCGTTCCATCTTCGAGTGTAATCCGCATAATTGTTCCGAATGGGACGCTCTTATCCGCCGCCAATACACGATATCCGTCAACATGCGTCGTATTGCGGACATTGACGCCACTTGCGGTAATTCCGGTACAGCCGCCACAGCCTGCGGTATAGAACGTAGCCTCGTATATTTGCGTTTTAGGCGTCGGCTCTGCTATTTCGACTTTTGCCGTATCCCCGCCGGTCGGCTGCGCTTCTCTATTTTGCGGAGGAACGGCGCTCGGAATCGTTTCGGTTCCGGTGGGAGATTCCGCTACTTCTTCGTGGTCTTGCGGCTTATGTGCGTTATAAAAGATTAGCGTTGCTAATACTGACACCATCGCCGCTTTAGAAATTCGATTCACTTACCCGCCTCCTCAAAGAATGGCTCCGTCCACGGCTCTACTTCGACTACTGCTTTGCGTAAGTCCTCTGCTAGTCCAGCAATTTCCGCTTGCGCTCCGTTACCTTTGCGACGCTTTCCGTAGAAATCGAGCAATGCGCGAAGGTTTACGGATAGAACGAGGTTACAAGCGGCTGCGTTCGGTAGTACAGAGCGAGCATCTTCGGCAGGCACTCCGCATTTACGTAGGAAGTCATAGTAGTCTTGAATAATTCGCATCATATCGTCAAACGCTTGTTTCGGGTTTACTTCGTAAGTATTTCCGTCAATTTCTCTCGTAACAACTTCGTCTTTAATCGAATCGGGAACAACATAATCAAATCCGCCCGATTTGTCGCTGCTGCCGAATTTAACGTATCTCTGTGATTGCACCGAGTATGAGAAGCCGACACGGTGGCGTGTTAATTGCGCTAATAGCGCTCGGCTAACGCCTTCTACTGCGAAATTGAACGTTATTCCTTCGAGCGTGCTCGTATGACCACTAGAAACGATCATTCGTATTAGTCGGTCGGCATCCGAGCCTTCTCCGCCGTCCGTCGCTTTCTTTTTAAAATAACGCTTCCCTTCTTTTGCGACAATTTCGCTAGGCTTACCAGGCGAGTAGCACGTTCTGATTGCGGTTAAGGCGAGTGCTTGACCGTCAGTAATTCCGAGGTCATCTAGCTCGTTCCCTTCGTATGAATGAGCGTATATATCGAAACTATCGCGGAAAGCCTCCGATAGTTGCGTATGTGATAATAGCGTAACTTTGCGTTCAACTTGCGTCATTAAATCATTCCTTTCCGTTTCTTATGATACGCAAGCACCGACTGTGCTCTTGCGACAATATGCGGATCGTGTATCGGCAAGAAAGCGCCGGTGCTTCCGTCGAAGTCCGCAAATGCCTCATAATAAGGCGCTGCGGCGGATTCTTCCGGATAACTGCGTTGCAATTCCGCCAATTCCTTCGACCACTTATCGAAAGTGAAATCGTCAA